TCCACAGATGCCTCCTCCAAAGCGACTGTCTCAGAATCCACCTGTCTTGTCACCTTGGAGTATCTCAGAGTAATCACATCAATCCTGGTCTTACCCTGGGCACCATTAAGCAACGCAGCATCTTCATACGTATTCGGAGGGATGGTGATGTGCCTCCCCTGATTCACAGCATCACCGGATGAAATCCGGATCAGATTGGCAGATTCAATGCTGTAGGCAAATTTCAGTCCGGTATCCAGCACATATTTACCTGTGCCACATACACCGGCATTAAATCTGCCTGCATCAGCAGATGACACATGCTCCTGTCCTGCATGCCCAGTTACTAATTCTATTGCCATTAGTCCACCTCATATCTGATGTTGACATCACCATTCTCAATGGTGATGATCTTTTTGGTTACTTCCTGGACAGCTCCCTGTCCAGTTACATCGTCTTTAGCTCCTACAATGTCACCTACATCATAGATCCTGTCTGTCTCCTCCAGGTTGATCTTCAGATCATCTGCCTTGTAGGCCTCATTGATCTTGTCAATAACACCTGCCACCAGCACCTTGTACCTGTCTATGGCCTGCCTGTAGTAGGTTCCTACCTTCCATGCAGGTGCCTTGGATCCTGCATTGGTGTAGTAGGTATTAGCCTGCCACGTAGGAGCTGCCAGCGCCTGTTTGTAGATCCCGGAGGACCATGCAGGAGCTGATGCAGTGTCAATGCGTGTGTACCTGGCTGCAGCACTCCATACAGGAGCGCCCTGGTGGAATGTCCTTGTGTAGTAGGTGTTCCCCTGCCACACCGGCACCCTTCCTTTATGGTCCAGAGTCACGCTGTAATACCTTACTGTGACCTCTGCATCCAGTTCTTTGGATGTGGCTCTGCGATAATAGGCAGCATAGTTTGTGGACCAGTCCTCCGGCTCCTGAGTCTGCAGATCATAGCTGTAATGACTGTCAGCAACGACAGCCACATAAGAAGATCCATTCAGCTCATAGTAGGATCCATAATTACTGGACCAGTCTGCAGGCTGCCTGTCCTGCTCCACATACTGGGATGTTACAGCGCCTTCTACTGGCAGATAGTCGCTTCCGTTCTTCCGGAAGTAAGATCTGTAGTTACTGGACCAGTCACCAGGCTGTGTGGATACTGCAGAATAAGATGCAGATCCCTGCACAGCGGAATAGGTCCCGGCCAGCTGATCATAGGTGTAATACTTCCCATAACCAGTGGACCAGTCACCAGGCTGTGCTGTCTGCAGGCTGTATCCTCCTTCATCCTTGACCTGTGCGTACTTGGTCCCTGTGCCGCCAATGGCAAGAGAGTCTGCTTCCTTGGTGTAGTAAGATGTAAAATTCTTTACCCAGTCTGCAGGCTGTTCCGTCAGCAGCACATAATTGGTAGTGATCTCAGCATTAGACAGCTCATACACTTCTGCCACCTCTTCACGTCCAAACAGTAACTGGGAAGAAGTATCCAAAATATAATCACTGTCTTCCACTGGTTCCTTAGTCGGATCCACCAGGTAAGGCTGCACTCCTCCATGCTTATCAGTAAAGATGTGGATCACAGCTCTGTCCCGGAGATTTCCCTGTCCTAAGCAGATCAAATGATTCACCGGGTTATAATTCTGCTCCACAGTAAAAGGCACCTGAGATGCATCAAACTCCTCATCCTGGCTGTAATCACGGACAGGCACAGCGGATATCTCCACCATGTTGCCTGCCCACTGCAGTTTGAGCTTCAGGCCGTATGCCTTCAGCATCTTCCTGATGCCGCTGTAGGCATCACAGTACCTGTCAAACTGCCAGCCACGGATGATCACTCCGGTATTCTCTGTGGACGCTATGAAGGTCCCTGAGAGGCCGATACGGTCAATGATCATCTGCAGTACAGTGTTGGCCTCACCGGATACGGTGTAATAATCATCACCAGGATCCGGGCAGATCACTCTGCCTGCAAGGACTCCATGCCAGGTCCGTCCTGTGTATGTGACTTCACCTGCATCTGTGTCTGACTTGATTTTATCTACTATGCCGCCATACTCAGTGCCTTCTGCATAGATCAGATAGCTACCATAGCAGCAGTGATCATTCCGGTCTACACATGCGGCAAAGTTATTTTCATCTTTACCGTATGCCATGTCCATTTTGTAGGAAGGGAGCACACCAATGTCCTTCCCTGTCTCATCAGCATATATCAGATCCATTCAGGCTCACCCCTCTCATCAAAGATCGTGATGTCCATTGCATTTGCTCCGGATCTTACAATTGTGTTAAGCCCTTCCGGGATCTTTTGGAAGATGTAGTCATCACGGCCACGGAGATGGAAAACATTGGTCTCATTTCCATACTGATCATATTTGAGGACCTTCCTGGTCAGTGAGTTGACGGTGATGAACTCACCCTCACTCAGCGTGTCAAAGACCTCATATACATGACCGCTGATGGATACAGAAGGATTAGCCACAGGACCATAAAACCTGATTTCGAAATTGGCTGCATCAATACAGTTGTTCTCAACAGCTTCCACCGTATCATCCACACCATAGTCATGATCATAGTCAAAACTATAGTCCAGTCCATAACCAGGCCTGTCTGTGCCTGCACTGCCCTCATAGCTCCGGACCACTTTCCGCACCCAGTAGGATCCAACAGCCAGGAATGTGATGTTCCTGTCCACAGACTCAAACAGCTCTTCAAAACTCTCATTGGATGTGTCCACAGCGAATGCTTCCTTGTACCAGTCATTCCACCAGATCTTGCCGGGTTTCAGCCGCCTCACATCTCTGTCAAAGATCCTGTGCATGTTGTACATCATGGCATTGAATTCTTCAGCATTCTCTGCCATGATGCCCACTGTCAGCGGAAGCTCTTTGGCCTCCTTGTAAAAGCGCTTCACCCTTGCAAGACCACTGGATCCTGACATGGTGCTGTATCCCCAGCTGTTCTGCGTAAGGGTTTCAGGGTTCTGGGCATAAATGCCATCACCCATCAGGTTGACTTTGGATCCGTCTGATCCTTCATAGTACAAAGTCATCGGACCACCTCCCTTACAACTCTTCCAAGCTGTCTCTTATCCAGCTCAATGCTGATACCCAGCTTAGCGCATGCACCTGCTACCTTCTGGCCAAGCAGATCATAATCAATCTGAGGCACAAATCTCTGCACAGCTGCTCCCACGTATCTCTGCAGCACACTGATAGGAGATACTGCTTCCGGTCCTGCTTCACCTACTCCCTTCAGTCCGAACATGGTAGGGATCAGTGTAGGTGCATCAAAAATTGCACCGGCTGCATACCAGTCAATATCAAAGTGCGGCACAGAAGGAGGATTGATGCTGAATTCACCACTGATGCTGAAGTGCGGCAGCTTGATATCATCAATGATCCTGCCGATGCTCAGAGGGAACCAGCCTTTAATGGTGGAAATAATGCCGTCAATGGTGCTCTTGGCAGTCTGTATAGGACTCTCCATCTTCTCCCGGATGCTTTCAAATGTGGACTGGACCTTATCTCTCATGTCATTGATCTTCTGCTCAATGCTGCTCTTCAGGTCCGTGATCTTCTGCACCACATTGCTGTAGGCATCCTGTACCGGAGTGATGATGTTGTCCTTGATGGTCTGCCACGCGGTCTGCATTGCAGATTTAATACCTTCTGTGATGCTGCCCAGATCGGCCATCAGTTTATTCCATGCTGCTGTAGCATTTGTACATGCCATCTGAGCCGCTTCTATGACGGCCTGCTTGATCTGCTCCCAGTGAGTCACACAGATCACTATGATGGCAATGACAGCTGCTATGGCCGCCACAATAGCAATGTAAGGTGCCAGCGCCGCCCAGGAGGCTGCTGCAGATGCCAGTTTTGCTGTGATCAGCGCACCAAGGGATGCAGCCTCAGCGGCATTCATGGCGGCCTGTACTGCCTGCACAGCGTTCTGCAGGAGCATAGCAGTCACTATGATACCTATCACTCCTGCCAGCACTCCTATGGCCGTTGAATGCTGCTGGATGAATTGCAGTGTCTGTGTAGCTGCCGGTACCACAGATCCGGTGATAAACTGCACAATATCCCTCATCGGCTGCTGGATGCTGTCAAAGATCTTCAGTTTGAATTCTTCCAGTGCTGAATTCATTTCCTTGATGTCACCACCAAGGTTGTCATTCATCACACTGGCCATCTGCTCTGCGGCACCACTCGATGTTTCAATAGCTGCAGTGAGCTTGCCGTAATCTTGTTCACTGGCATTTACGATTGCCAGCATACCGGACATGCCTTCCTTACCTGAGAGCATGGCCGCATATCTTGCTTTCTCAGCTCCTTCCGCACCATAGGCACGTTCCACCAGTGCGTTGAGCTGTTCATCATACTCTTTCTGCGATATGGCACCATCATCAAGGGCCTGCTGCAGTAGTCTCTGCTCCTCATTGAATTCCTCTTCAGAGATCATCAGATCTCCGAATCCTGACCGGAGCTGATTCATGACCTCACGCAGGCTGTACATGTTGCCTTCATCGTCGCTCAGACTAACCCCCAGCTGTTCCATGGCATAGGCCATGTCATCTGTGGGCTTGGCCATGTTGGTCAGCATCGTTCTCAGCGCCGTACCACCCTGGCTGGCCTTGATACCACTGTTGGCCATGAGACCAAGTGCCACCGCTGTGTCTTCAGCGGAATAGCCAAGAGCACCCGCTACAGGTGCTACGTACTTGAAGGACTCACCCAACATGGACACATTGGTGTTGGCATTACTTGATGCCGCTGCCATGACATCCGCAAGTCTTCCGGCATCCTCGGCCTCCATTCCAAAGGCTGTGAGCGCATCGGTAACAATGTCAGATGTTGTAGCCAGGTCCTCTCCTGAAGAAGCAGCCAGATCAAGGACGCCTGCAATGCCATCCATCATCTGCTGGGTATCCCAGCCTGCCATGGCCATGTATCCGAATCCATCTGCCACGTCACTGGCAGAGAATACTGTAGTGGCTCCAAGATCCCTGGCCTTTTGCTCCAGCATTGCGATCTCATCGCCAGTAGCTCCGGAGATAGCCTGCACATTGCTCATGGAAGTAGAAAAATCAATGCCGAGGTTCATGGTCTCCTTGGCAAAATCCTGCAGCTTGTTGATTGCCTGCTGAATCGCATTTGTGGCAAGATCTGCAATGACCTGGTTCAGGACGCTCCACCCACCATTGGCTGACTTCTCGGCCTCAGCCCCGGCACTCTCCAGTGCGCTGTCAACCTCTTTCAGCTTTGACTCATTCTCTCCCAGCTCACTGTTCAGCTGGTCAATAATGCCTTTAAGCTCCTGTGCTTCCTGGGATCCTGTCCCCTGCTCCAGAGCTACGTTCTTATATTCAGTTTCCAGTTTTTTCAGCAGTGCCTTCTGCTCACTTATCTCGGTATTGAGCTGCTCCAGTGGAGTCTGTGCCTTTTCCTCTGCCTTGGTCTGCTCTTCCAGCTCCCGTGTACACTGGTTCAGCTGTACCTCCAGCTGCTGCTGTTCTGTCTTGGCATTCGTCAGTTTTGTGGCCCAGCTCTGTACCTCAGCACTGTTCTCACCATAGATGGCCTTGGCCGCTTCCAGCTTTCCATTCAGAGCTTCCTGCTTCTGGGCATTCATCTGCAGCTCAGTCTCCAAGAGCTGCTGCTTGTTCTTCAGGTACTCTGTCTGATTGCCGTTGTTCTTTAACTCAGCATCATTCAGCTTCAGTCCGGCCCTGAGAGCAGCCAGAGCAGAGTTGGCAGATCTCAGCTGTTCGGTAAATTCCCCAGTCTCAGCTGTAAATTTTATCTTTGCTTCATTTCTTGCCAATTTTCTTGCGCTCCTTCTCCATAACGCTGCTCAGCCATTCGTCATAGGCTGTCTTGTTAGCCACGATCCTGTCCAGGAATGGAATTTCCGCATTCCAAAAAACGTCTTCCGGGATCTCCATGATCTGGACATAGTAGGTGTAATAGTCCTCAATGCACTCCAATGGGAAATTGGGAACATTAATTGACCGGCCTACTTTCTTTGCTGTAACTCTTTGAAACGCTGTTTGGAATCCGCTTTTTTTTTCTCATCTCCAAAGAGTTTCTTCATGATGTTGCCTACAGCGTATGCGTTAGTAGGCATCAATGTCATGAATTCCACTTCATCCATGATCGGCTCCTCGGCTTCTCCTTTGCTTTTCTTGATAGAGTTGTTCACCAGCGTGGCTGTCACATATGCCGCATAGATCACCGCTGCATTATCCAGGTCGTCCGCCGTATAACTCTTGTCCTTGCCGTGTTTATTGAAAGTCTGTGACTTTTCATAAATAGCAGGGTCATAAGCCTTTAACATATAAAGGCCTGCAAAGTTTCGCGTAACTTGGACCACCTGTCCGTCATTCAGCGAAAAATCATAAAATGTCGGTTTTAATCCCATCGTGTTCCTCCAAACAAAAAAGGCGGCACTGTACAGGGTGCCGCCTTATACAAGAAACAATATTAAGCCTGTGCTTCCTCAGAGCTGAAACTTGTCATCCAGTTCGCAGCAGTCAGTGCACTGCCGGTCAGCTCATCGGCCAGTGCCTGATACTCACCCTTGTTGTAATCATCGGGCATGTAGGACAGCTTCATCTCTACCTCAGCGACTTCCTCAGCTCCATTCTCAATGCTGAGCTTACCGATCTCCTCCACCTTGCATCTGGGATAGCCAAGGAACATGATGTTGTCATCCTCATCCTTGACTCTTGCCGTAAGAGATGCCTCCGGCATGGATACGGTATTGTCGAATGCATAGACACCGGGCTGCAGGCCTTCATTGGTCATAGCGTTGAGCTTGCGGTACAGGGCCAGCTTAATGTGCATCTTCAGTGTGATAGTGCCGTTGCCAGTGGGCTTGGTCTTTCTCTTTTTAACCACTCCGCGGCAGGACTTAGTGACTGTCTTGGTTTCTCTCTCCACCTCAATGGATCCAATGCAGTCATCCCTTGTGTAATCCTGATCACCGGCCACCTTGATGGCCAGCTGATCTGCTTCAAAATAGCTGTAAACATCAGCGGATGTAATTGCCATCCTTTCATCCTCCTTCAAAATTATCTATTAATCTGCCAACACACATATCCACTATGCTGGCCGAGGCAGCTTCTGCGCCTCTTCTCATGAATTGCTGATTTCCCGCATGGCGCCTCGTATTGGATCCGTCGTCAGGAAAATACAAATAATGGTATTTACCTCTTGCCACGATCGTGACTGAGAGTGCCCCATTTTCCTGCTTAAAATGCGCAGGCATAGCAGCGCTCGCCGGCGCACCTTTCCCTTTCCAGTTCCTACCGGATGAAGGGAGGATCATTGCTATGTTTTTCTTGATCTTCTGTGCGCCCTCGTTTCTAAGGACTGCGTCTATGACGGGACCGGCCTGCTGTGTCGATCTGTTGATCGCGTCCTGGAGCTTTTCCATTTCCGAAACGTCAAGCCTGTACCATTCCGCCATTTCAGCACCTCTTTTCCGGGTGGTAGAACGTAATAGTGGCGATCTCCACTACAAGGTCCGTGTTCCCCTTGTAGACATAATTGAACTCTATGTCGTCGTTCGTCTGCCTGAGTTTCGTCCCCTGATCCGCAGGAGCTTCAAGTTCCTTGATGACTCTGTCAATATACCCTTCCGGAATGTAGTCCTCATGCACCACATGGACCTGGTAAAACGTCTGCAGGTCCTGCCTGCTGTTGTTGTTCTTGGTCCTCCGGATCCTGTTGAACACGAAATAGTTCCATCTGTCGAGCTCGCTTTTTCTTACTCCTCCATACCCTACTGTTTCCATGGGTACCTCGGTGTCCTGGAGCATCCCTTCAAGAGTGTCTTTGATTCTGTCAAGTACGCTCACTCAAATTTCCTCTCTTCCTCAAGATACAGATACATATCGCCCGCCTTCCGGTCAGGGTCAATGTAGATGATGCTGTACAGCGTGTTCTCGATCAGCACTTTATGTGTGCTCTTCACTTCCTCTCTGAGCCTCGTTCGAACCTTGAGCGTCAGATATCTGTCCTGTGCCTCAGCCAGCTCCATGTCGCGTTCCCTGCGTGACTTTTCATCGAAGTTCAGCTTCAGGATCTTTTCCAGGTCCTCGTCCCTGTCCTGATTCTTAACCGCCGCAAAACTGCTCTTTTCCCCGGATGGCTCGCATACATAAAGCACACCGCTGTTATATGTTTTATCCGCCGGTCTGAATCCCTTCAACATACTGCTTCACCTCGTATTTATGCCTTACCTGCAGGATTTCCCTGCCATAGGCCTGGTCGAATTCGTTCGGGCAGTCGTTGTGCAGATACAAAAGATAAGCCAGGAACAGTCTATGTTCCTGGCCATACTGTGTATAGTCGATCTCCGCCCCCAGTTTATGGTTCATCGTGGCCTCAGCATCCAGGATCTCGTCCATCACCTTTTCATCGGTGTCATCATCATTCCATGTGATGTTTAAATGCCGTTTGCACTCAGCGAGAAAGTTCTCGCTGAGTGTCCTTTTGGTCCACATTATTCACCTCAGCCGTTGCTGGCTGCCTTGGTCTTGACGGTCACATACATTTCCTCAAGCGCGGAGATGTCGAGCAGGATGAAGCAGGTGTTATCAAACGCCTTGCCCATGCCATGCATCTTGATCTTGAAAACGCGCTGGTCTTCCAGGAAACGGAAGTCGTCAGAGAATGTGATCGTTCCATCCTTGGATGTGCCGATTCCCATGAAATACTCCTTAGGGAGTCCGAGAAGGGCTTTGCCGGCCGGTACCGCATTGGATCTTACGACGACCGTAGGGAAGGGGAAGATGTTATTCTGATATGTGCCGGCAGTGTTGAGCACTGTGGTCGCAGGCATTACCTTCTGCAGGTAATCCTTCTGGTTGCAGATCAGCATGACTTCATCAAAGCTTCTCATGGCTCCGCCATGCTTTGTGTAGCCGGTCTGTACTACTCCACCAGAGACAGCTGTGGCTTCATCGACGACAGCTCCATCGGAATCCTGCGTGTAGTAGATCTCAGTCTCTGCGAGCTGCGCGCAAAGATTGCCGTATTCCTTGGGAGTGAAGGAAGTAACTGCAACAGCCGTCTTCTGGGGATATCCCGTGGAGCTGCTGATTGCCACACCCTGGTGGATGTCTCTGTCCATACCGATCGGAGAGTTGTGGCCGCTGCCGCTCACGATCGCAGTCTCAACCGCGACATATACGGACTCTTTGAGGAATGTCCTGATATATCCATCAAGGAACTGAGGGCCGAGGTCGAGCATGTCGAGCTCGATAACCGCATATGCAGAGAGCTTGCACTGTGCCAGCTCTACCACGCGGAATGCGGAGCTGATCTGCTTTGTGATCGCGCTGTTGACGGGACCCCAGACTGCAGTCTGTACGGCGTGGTCGTTCAGGATCCAGCGTGTCAGGTATGCCACGGACTGGAAGTTGATCTTCGCGAGCAGGGGATGCTCCTGTGTCAGGTCCTTATACACGTCCTCGATGATCGTTGTGGGCATGATCTTGTCGGACAGAAGGCCGTTCATTGTCTGCACAGTCTTCTCTCTGCCGGCATTGATCAGTTCCTGATAATATTTTGTCTCTTCAGATGTCAGGACGCGGAAGCCGCGCTGCATCAGAATGGCCTGATCGCCGTGTGCAGACTCATATTCTGCGCGGACAGTGGCCGCGATCGCGTTTCCGAACTGCTCAAAAGCAGTCTCTACCGCCTGTGTATCAGGCGCTTCTGCTGTAAAAACTCTCTGCAGCTCCTGTGCTGCGTTTCTTACCATACTGTTTTCAGCAAGCATTTTGTAATCCTCCTTTGCTTGTTATGTTATTCTTTCGCACCAAAGAGTGCGAAGACGCTGCCCATGCGGTTCTGTTTAGGCTCGTCTTTGGGTGCTGTTTCCTCCGGCTTATTGCCCGGAGCAGGATCCAGATTCTGCTCCGGAAGTCCTCTGTCTTCCGCAGCCTGGATCAACGCATCGATCTTTTCTTCCATGGCGTCAAACCGCGCATTCATGGACGGGAATCCGCTGTTGAGGACTCTGTCTCTGATCAGCTGGAAGGCTCCCTGTTCCGGGGTCCCGGAGTCGTCGATTGTGGCGATATCCGTAGCGAATCCGTATTTGACACATTCCTGTGCCGTGAGCCATGTCTGATTGTCCATGAGTTCTTTGATCTTGTCTTCGGTCAGGTTCGAGACCTTCTTGTAGGCCTCGATCGAGGACTGATTGATCTTGTCATTATCCTCTGCCGCTTTGCGGAGCTCCGCCGAATTGGCGCGGCCGACGTAAGACATGCAGTTATGAATCATCAGCAGACCAAGTTCTCCGATCGTCCTTGTTGCGCCGGCGCAAAAGATCACCGAGGCCGCAGAACAGGCGAATCCGTCACAATATGTGTGGACCGTCGCCTTATGTCTTCGCAGCGCTGCGTAAATCGCACACGCCTCAGCTACTTCTCCGCCGTAGGAATTGATGAACACATCAATGTCATCCACGTCCATGGCGTCAATGGCCTGCTTGATGTCGAGTGCAGATCTCTCGCCAGTGTCCTCTCCCTTGTACCAGGAGCGGATCCTCGGCGCCGCCGAAGTGATCGTGCCGTAAATATTCACGGTTGCCCGCCTTGCCTTCTGATCAACTGTCAGCTGGTAATACGTTTTCTCCATCTGTCTGTTCTCCTTCCTCCAGGCTCTTGAGCAGTCTGGTGATTTCCTCTAGGTTCTTGGTCATGAAGTGTTTCTTCGACCAATCAGTGTTCAGCGCTTCCTTTCCGAACTCCTCGCGGAGTTCATCAATATTGATAGCGCCTGTCGACAGGATCGCCATCGCGTACTGCGCACAGTCGAGGATGTCTCTGTGCTTTATCTTTGACATATCTACTTTGTAGTAGCTGCCTTTCATGTAATTTGCTATGCCGGCCCGCTTGTTCAGCGCCTCTTCGATCACATCTGCATATGGAGCCACAGCAAATGTGAGGAAGGATGTGAGCACATCCTTGACCGACGTGATCTGGCCTGTGAGCATCGACTCCGGAATGTGCATAGCGGCCATTACCGAGGTCCTGACCTCTTTCTTGAGCTGCAGATAATCGTTTGATGATGTCAGCTGTTTCGGGTCATCCCTGGTAAGTGTGTATCCGTCAAACTCCGGATACACCGCTGTCTCGGCCTGCAGATAGGTCTTCAGCTGTTCCTGCACGAATCCTTTGAATTCGTTGTTAAAATCCGCGTCTCCGGCCTTGTAGCCATCAATGTGTAGCTTGTACCGCGTCGCCGCCGAACTTTTGAACTGGCTGGCCGCTGCCGCCAGCGCTTCTCCGAGGCCGTCATACGCATCAGCCAGAAGCTTTCGCACATTGGAGTTATCAATGCGCATCAGGTACGATGTGCCCTGCGTGAACGTCCGTGGAATCTGTTTCCCGTTTACGACAACACAGCCGTAAATGTCCCCCGTGAATGGATCCTCTTTGACGCGGGTAAAACTGTCTGCGCAGTAGAGCCGGCCGCCGAATTCTACAACAAGTGCCTCACCCTCTCTGCTCCTGACCATCTTGTTGATGACTTTGTGCCAAAACAGAGCCGATGTCTCGTTCCTGTTCGGGCTCACATTGAGCATGAAGTAATCGTTGTCCTTTACGGCCACGCCATTGTTATAGACCTTGATCTCACTTCTCGCGATCGCATTCGCAATCAGCGAAGCTGCCGTGTAGAGTTCAAGTTCCAGGTAATAGACCTCTGTAGGAATATCAATGATGATTGATGATGGTCCGACTTTTTCCGTCACAGGGAACAATCTGTCCAGAAAGTCTGCCCACCATTTGAGTTTAGCCATTCATTCGCTCACCTCCTCATAATGTGATGACCGGCGCCCTTACAAGCGTCGGCCTTTCCTTGATCTCAGATTCGCAGACCATAGATGCGACCAGCGCCATCCACGGATCCGTCTTCCTGGACTTGGCCTCGATCTTGGCATAAACAAAGGAGCCCTTGTCGGCTCCTACGTTCCTTCCGTATCTGATCAGTTTCGTGTTATTTGTAGCCCACCGGAGCACGGGGTTGTCTCCCCAGTGGAAATAACCATGGATAAAGCAGTGGTCGATGACCGGCACGACTTTGAGAATGTCAGTCTGTTTGACCAGGATCAGGTTCTTCCTCTGCGGAGAAAACCCGACTTTAGAGAGCGCATCAGCCATCAGGGTGTATCTGTAGCTGTCTATCGCCACCTGCTCAACCTTGTAGCGCTGTGCGACCGTCTTCACGTAAGCGGCGACGGTCTCTGGATGGATCTCGACATCATCGACATATTCAAGCATATCCGGAGTCTTTGCCCATTCCCTCCATGGAGCCTTTATCCTGGGGATGTCATTAGACGCTCCGCAGATCCACGCCTTATTGATGTCGTATCTTTTGTCTCCATCTTTGAAATGGACATTGACCGCCACCCAGTCTGTGGTCTTGGCATAGTCAATTCCAACCGTGCAACTCCTTCCCGTGAGGTCTGGAATCGGTTTATTCGTTGCCGCGATGCAGTCCCAGCTCGTCACTGCGCCCTCTTTTGCCTGTTCCGTGAGGTTCATGCGCTTTGAGATAAACGCGCTCAGGCGCTCCGGGCTTTTAACCCATTCCCTGTATTCCTTCCGCGTCTCCTGCTGCAGATGGGGTAAATAGGGGAGGGAGGGGTTCGCCATCGTCCAATTTGCCTCATCATGCACGTCTTCTTTCTTGTTGAGCTTGCAGATGAAGTACAGCATGCCGTTATCGTCCGATCCGGCCCGCAGAGAGTCCTCTCCATCCTCCAGGATGTCGTCGAGTGGTCCCTCTCGGACGTCTCCATTGGTCGTGTAGTACGATCTGCGCGGGTGCTTTTTCTTCCCAAGACCAGTTGTGAACACGTTTATATTGTCATAATTCTGGTATTGGTGAATCTCATTGAATATAACAATGCCTGAGCGCAATCCATCCTTGCCTTTTGGCGAGTTGGTGCGCCCTCTGATGATTGACCTTGTTTTGAGAGCTACAATCCGCTCTTTGGTCCAGTGATAAAAGCGTTTGATCTGCTTCGTGACCTTTGGCTCTTCGAATGCCATCTTGAGATCTTGCACTGGCCTAAGCGCCTGTTCCTCATTATTTGCACAGATATCCACGTCATATTCGCGGATCCCGTTGTATTGAGACGACAGGCAGAGTGATTCGGCGGCGATCATGCCATCCTTGCCGGCTCCACGGCCGGTCATACAGAAGAGGTCCGGCCAGCGCGGCTGTCTTGTATCTGTCCAATAGGTGCAATCGTGCAGCGCAATCACGAATTTTTCCCACGGGAACAGTTTGAAGGGAAGATATTTTTCGATGATCCGGATGTAATTGCCCAGCTGCTCCGTGTCCGTGTAGATATCCTCGGTCTCGAAACACTTCTTTATGTGGGCAACTAGCAGGTGTTGCTCCTCACAGCACCTGATCTTGTCCTGCTCAACGATGTCGATCCATTCCTGGACCTCCTTACATATCTTCGTCGGCGCCAAAGTCTCCCTCCGGCTTGATGCCCAGCGAGTCGAGGAGCTTGATCATCTGCTGGTTTGTTTTCTGCATCATGTCCACGGAGTCGTTCCTCTTCTCGACCTTCTGGCCAGTGGACCCGACGCCCCTGATCACGACGCCGCGCTCGTCAATGTCGCGCGCACATAATTCCTTGATCACATACAGTTTCATGTAATCTTCGACCAGGTCGATATAATGTGGGCGGTCATTCCCGGAGCGCTCAAGCTGTTCCATCAGCGAGGCCTTGATCTGGCGATATGCCTTTGTTCTCTTCATTTTTTCTGACGCGTTCACGGGCTTCCCTCCCTTCTAAAAAAAATAAAAATTACCTGTGCGCGACTCCGCAGATGTTTTGTCGAC